TTGAGTTAGGTATTTTATCAAAAGATCAAGACACAGGTTTACAAATCTTAGAACAAATCCTTCCTTTCTTTCAACCATCTTTTAATATTACACTAAAGATGATTCCAGACATGGATGAGAGAAGAGATGTTGCTATTACACTCAACTCTATAAATCTAGAAGATGAGTGGGATGAGAGTTTCTTAAACAGAAGACTTGTAGTTTATACATTACAATTTTCTGCGAAGACATATCTATACGGTCCTTACAGTAAGGCAGATATTATCAGAACTGCAAAAGTTATTGAAACTATTGGAGATCAGGCAGTTAGTCGCAGAGCTGCACAACTAACATACTCTCCAAAAGCAAAAACAGATAAAAACCAAGATGGACAAGTTGATGCAAATGATGATATACTAGTAACACCTGATGATGACTTCGGGTTCAATAGTGGATTTGATATCTTATGAGTAGTCTAGAAGAAAACATGGAAGATATGCTCGACATTGAAGTTGAGTCTACAGAAATAAAACCTAGTAAACCTAGTTTACCTAAAGGTGATAAAGATGATCAAGTAAAAGATTATGAATATACTCGTGGAGAATTGTACTCTTTGATAGAACAAGGTCAGGAGGCAGTACAAGGAGCATTAGAGGTAGCACAGGAAAGTGGGCACCCTAGAGCATACGAAGTTGCTGTAGCGGCAATGAAGCATGTTGCAGACATGACTGAAAAATTACAAGACCTTCATAAGAAAATGAAAGACCTTGATGAAGAAGCAAAAGGTCCTAAGAATGTTACTAACAATGCAATGTTTGTTGGTAGCACAACCGAACTACAAAAAATGCTCAAAGAAATGGGTGGAGGCAAACGGTGAACAAACCACCTTTTATTAGAAACGTGAGTCGCAATCTGGATAACCCAGGAAAACAACCAATTAAAGTTCAAAAAGTAGATAAACCTTGCCCTGTATTTACAACTACAATTCCTGATTATCAGAGAGTTAATGAGGAACTAAAAGAATATATTAAAAGGCATAGACATAAGTATATTGGAACTAAAATGTCTAATTTGGTAACAGATTGGAGAAGTAGTTTTGATATGCATATAGAATGTCCAGAACCTATTGTAGAAGAACTTCTTAATTTTTCTTTAGAAGTAGCAAAAAAATTATCTAGTTACTACCAGAATGATTTACAAATTCCATTTCTGGTTGATAACTTTTGGGTTGCGGAATACAGTAAAGGAAATCATGCTAGAAAACATGGGCACTATCCAGCAGATTGGGCAGGAGTTTATTACATAGAGGTTGAAGAAAACGCATCACCTTTACGTTTTGAGGATAGATTAGATGTACAACCAGAAGAAGGAATGCTTGTAATGTTTCCTGGAATTTTAGATCATCGAGTTAAACCAACAGAAGGTAGACGTGTATGTGCAGCAATGAATTTACATAAATGTCCTTATAAAGAATGGGAAGGTATGAATGGGGGTTATGAAGATCATATATTTCAAAGAAATTTAACCAAGTTAAATGCTAAATAATTAAAATACTCTGTTCTCATGAAGTCATACTCAGATATTAAAAACCTAACTGAAGCTGCATGGACTAAAAAAGCAGGTAAAAATAAGTCTGGGGGTTTAAATGAAAAAGGACGTAAAAGCTACGAGAGAGAAAATCCAGGAAGCGACCTTAAGGCACCTACAAAAAAAGTTGGGAACCCTCGTAGAGCGAGCTTTTGTGCGAGAATGAAGGGTATGAAAAAGAAATTAACTTCTAAAAAGACCGCAAGCGATCCAGATTCAAGGATTAATAAGTCGCTTCGTGCTTGGAATTGCTGACGTATTTGACAATTTGTGTACGGTTTACTATAATTAAAGAAAGTTTTGAATTGAATGCGTCTTAACACTAATGATATACTACGTCTAATAACTGCTTGTAGGACTTACCAAGACCAAACAGGTAGTGAATGGATGTGGGAACAGTATGATGATTTGATTCATAAACTGATAACTTACCATGATCAAAACTTATCTAATGATGATTCTAGCAAGTTGCCCACCAGTCTATACCCTACCTGGGACATGGACTAAGTGCAACGCAATAATTCCACATTACAATGCTGATCCTAACTTTACCTTAGGAATTTCAATAGCAGTTATCACTGTATTGTTAGCAGCGTTTGGAATTTACAAAGGATTTTTTGCGAATAAAAATTTAACAGACCCATGGGATGATCACGATGATTAGTAACTTTCCATTTTCAGATATAAAACCTTTTGAAAAAGGTGTGTTTCAAGGATTCTCTGGTATCAAACCTTTTATGAGACTTCCTGGATTAGGTAGTTTTTATACTAAAGACGAAGTAGAACAATTACTCAAAGAAACTCTAGAAGAAGCAAGACGCATTGATGAGGAGTCAATGAAGAAGCACAATAGAGATGCTACCGTTATTAGTATGATATTAGGATTTACTTGTCTAGCATTATTCTTAGATGGAACACTACGTTTGCTTGGTGTAATACCACCATTCATGGGAATTGATATAGACATTATAGATAAGATAGTAGAAAAAGTTAATGAACTGAGATGATTAGATTCAATGAAATCACGTTAAACATAACGGTTGCTATCATTGACTTTCTATATAAAGGAAGAGACTTTCAAAGATTTTGGGTGTTAGAGGAAATTGCTCGAGCACCCTATTTTGCTTTTTTGAGTGTCCTTCATTTACGTGAGAGCATGGGACTACGAGGTCCTGAGCACCTTTACTTAATGAAAGAGCATTTCGATCAATCAGTAAATGAAACAGAACATCTAGAATACATGGAGAGTAAAGGCGGTAATGCCTATTGGGTAGATCGTTTTTTTGCAAGACACCTTGTCCTCTTATATTACTGGGTCAATGTAGCATATTACTGGATTGCTCCTCGCTCTGCATACCATCTCTCATATGAAGTAGAATGTCATGCAGCAGAAACATATGACAAATATTTGCAGTCTCACCCAGAAGATGCTAGAATACAGGAGATTAAAGACGATGAGTTACATCATTCTCAAGAACTCCTAAATGCTATTGAGTTGTTAAAATGAACGATACAACTGTCTTCATATATTTCATTTGTTTTGCTGCTGTTGCAGGTGGAACATTTGCTTTTATGTGGAGATCCATGGGATTTGTTTTTAGTCGCATGGAAAAATATGTAGACAGACCATCTCGTAAAGGTATACACCCAGAGATGTCTGAAGTTGAAAATGGAACTGAGTTATTAGTTTTCAGAAATGAAGACGATAATGATGAAGACGATACCCTAATAGTAAGAAAATGACTGTACATCAAGACTACGAAATCAATATCAACCTTAATGAGTTGATTGAAAAAAGAATCCCTTGTTGTGATCTATTGCATCCTGATCACTGCCTTACAGAAAAACAGGTATCAGAGATTGCTCATGATGTTAGAATGGATTTAAACCTTCATGATCTTTATAAACAAATTGATCAACACATTATGAGATATGTCGAAGCGGCAGGCATAGACAATAAAGAACATTGGGTGGAAACACATCTCCCTGATCTAGACAGGGATGTACAAGACGAAGTTGGTATAGACTTCGATTAATAATTAAATACTATGAGAAACGAAATTTTAAAAGCCCTTAAGGCAAGTTCTGAAGGCAACATTGAAAAAGCAAGACTCAATATCGAGATCTATTTAAAAAATCCTGTAGGTATTGGAGAGCATCCTGATGTTCTTGCTGCAATTATTGATCAGGTTGATTTAATTTCTAAAGAAGAAGAACGTATTTCAGTTTTACAAAAGTATTTTGATTCATAATGGGTGATATAAATTTCAAGAGACACCGTGTGTTTCGTGAAACTGATGATGTTATCTTCTATGATATATCTGTAGAAGAATCAAACGCTAGTGACCTAGTAGTACACACAGGTCCTGCAGTATCACCTCCACCAGATTGTGTAGGAGGTAAACAGTTTTATATTCATAGTTTTCAAGACGATTGCAACAGAGTAATATCGGGTGAAAGAACTTTTGAATTAGTTAATAGAAGTTGGAAATATCCATATCATATTGTACACCTCAATGTACATAGTGGTGCATTGGTAATACCTCGTGGTACATTTCATAGATCAGTATCAGGAGAGAATGGATCTATAGTAATCAATCAAGCACACAGGTATGATGGGTTTGATCCTTCTGCTGAGTTTTATCCAGTGTCCACAGCTGAGAACATGGAGCTGTATAATATACTGAAGACAGAAAAACCCGTTATACATACGTTAGGAGAATAACTATTATGAATAATGTTGGATTAGAAGTAGTCTTCTGGACAATCTTAGGAGTTTACGTTTTAGCAAAACTAGGAGTTTTTAAAAAATGATTGAACTCTTTATTATATTTGGTGGTGGTTATGCTCTCTACACAGTAGGAATGGCGATTGCTGCTCAACTCGACTACAGAGAGGTTAATAAAAAATGAGACGTAGGTTGGTTACCATAGGGTTTCTTTTAACTTTGGTATGGGGAATCCTAATAGGATTGCCTACGGTTGCTCGTGCTGATATACCAGTATTGTATGTACAGGTTCCACAGTGGACAGATGATTGGGCAGTATGTGCAGTAGATGTTCCTGATGCTCAATGTCATTGGTATGTACAACAGGCAGACAATACATTTGGAGAAGGATTTGATTGGGAAAATGCTCCTTGGTTCGATGTAAATGGATTGAATGACGTACCTGCAATACAAGCATCAACAGCAGTACAGAAATTACAACAAAAATGACCGTAGTACATAGCGTAAATATTATGGTATTCATTCTCGTAGTAGCAGTGAGTTTTGTAATATATGCTATACTAACTTATGATGATAAACACAGTTGATCTCTGGGTTAACTATAAAAAAGTTCTTGATGATGTTTTCCCTGAGTTTAAATTTGATTCACGCTGGTGTGAATGGAAAGGTAAGAACGATCTTACTCTAACAGCAGATATTTTTACTGCTCCACATTTTATAAAATCAAGACGAGTAGATATTCAAAATGATAAATCAAGTATCTATAACAATGTAATCTATCCCAAGACAGGACATAACCTTCCCTGTTTTGGTATGGATCTCATGGGGTTCTTTCAAAAGAAAGTTATCATAGTATTTGATTTTCAACATCCAGTAGAAAAACATGTGTTTTCTGTAGATGGTTTACCTAAGGCAGAGAAAGAGTATCGGTTCTTTGAAATGGGAAACCATTTTTCAGAGAATATTTTTGTAAGGTATTGCACCTTTGATGAAGTTGATTACTATCTACCTGAGTTTAGACTATATCTTGAAACCTATCGTAAGATGATTGATAAAGCAAAACCTACTGGAGAAGACATAAGTTTTTATCAAGACTTTGATACTTACATGAAAAAACTAGATCCTATCTTAGGATACATGTCTAGTAATTTTGGTGAGGATAATGCTAATCTTATGATGGATGAGTTCTTCTTTCCCTATGCTATCTAAATAATAATATTGAACTAGTATTTGTTGTGTCTCAAAATGAAATATATCTAGGTAATCCGAATCTAAAGAAAGCGGGTACCCAGATTCAATTTACAAAGAAACAAATAAATGAATGGGTCAAGTGTAAGCAAGACCCAATATATTTTGCTACCAATTATATAAAAATCATTTCTCTTGATGAGGGTCTAGTGCCTTTCAACATGTATGATTTTCAAAAAGACATTCTAAGAGACTTTCATAATAATAGATTCAATATAGCAAAACTACCACGACAGACTGGTAAGTCTACGACTGTGGTTGCATACCTTTTATATTATGCTATATTTTATGATAGTGTAAATATAGGTATCCTAGCAAACAAAGCATCTACTGCTAGAGAACTATTAGGTAGGTTACAACTTGCATATGAGAACCTACCAAAATGGATGCAACATGGAATTTTAGTATGGAATAAGGGTAATGTCGAACTCGAAAACGGATCTAAAATATTGGCTGCTTCTACCTCTGCTAGTGCAGTTAGAGGTATGTCCTTTAACATTCTATTCCTTGACGAGTTTGCATTCGTCCCTAACCACGTCGCAGAACAATTCTTTGCCTCGGTTTATCCTACTATTACTTCTGGTAGGTCAACTAAAGTAATTGTTATATCTACGCCAAATGGTATGAACCACTTCTATAAGATGTGGGAAGATGCTAGACGTGGTAAAAATAACTATGTTACAAACGAAGTACACTGGTCTCAAGTTCCAGGTAGAGATGCAAAATGGAAAGAAGAAACTATAAAGAACACTTCTAAGAGACAGTTCGCACAGGAGTTTGAATGCGACTTCCTTGGATCTGCTGATACATTAATCAGTCCATCGAAACTCCAAACTATCCCTTTCACTGACCCAATTAGTAGCAATGCAGGACTTGACGTTTTTACGAGAGCAGAAAAAGATCACGAATATATCATTACTGTTGACGTTGCCCGAGGAATCGGTGGCGACTATTCTGCTTTCATCGTGTTTGATATCACCAGTATGCCGTATCAGATCGTTGCGAAATACAGAAATAATGAGATTAAGCCTGTACTGTTTCCCTCGGTAATTTTTCAGGTTGCAAAAGAATATAATAGTCCGTACATTTTAGTTGAGGTAAACGACATTGGAGACTCTATCGCTGCTACTCTTAATTACGATCTTGAATATCCTAACATTCTTATGTGTGCTATGCGTGGGCGAGCAGGTCAAGTCGTGGGGCAAGGATTCTCAGGATCAAAAACACAATTAGGTGTTAAGATGAGTGTAACCGTAAAGAAAATTGGTTGTGCTAATCTAAAAGCAATTATTGAAGAAGACAAGTTATTGTTCAATGACTTTAATATCTTCCAAGAACTTACCACGTTTGTACAAAAGAAACAGGCGTGGGAAGCAGACGAGGGATATCATGATGACCTTGTTATGTGTATGGTATTGTTTGCATGGTTAGTCATGCAAGACTACTTCAAAGAAATGACTGATCAAGATGTTCGTAGGAGGATATATGAAGAACAACGTAATCAAATTGAGCAAGACATGGCTCCCTTTGGGTTTGTCGATGATGGTATGGGTGATGATACCTTCTTGGACGCAGACGGAAACCTGTGGGAATATGGCGACAAACAAGAAGAAGTTGGTTATATGTGGAACTACTGATGGATATTGGGGATCAGTTCAGTCTGGAACATCTTTTATTCAAAGAAAGACGATGCAGGACATGTGGTCAACAAAAGGTTTTAATTGAAGATTTCTATCTTGTAAGGAAACAAAAGAAAGGATTACCCTCTGGGTATTCCTATGAATGTAAAGATTGTACTGTAAAAAGAGTTACAGCATCTAGGAAGAATAAAAGTAGGCGTGAAGACTGGTTATATCCAGACTGGTAAAGTGTTCATGCGTTGTTTCCCCGTCTAAAGCATCCAAAATAATAAATAACTGTAGACAAAATTTGGGTACTTTTTCAGGAGAAAAACATGGCAAGTCAAATCTCGCCTGGTGTAGTCATTAAGGAACGCGACCTTA